CTTGCTAGTGAAATTGCTCTTAAAATGACAACAAAAGGATTATCTAAGGAAGAAGAAAAAAATATAACAAATCCCAAAATTGATAGTAGAAAACTTTTCAAAACAATGGGGGATTTTGAAAATTCATTTCCTGGTGTTTCAGAATATGTTGCTAAAGAACAAATAACAGGAAAAGGCAAATATGGTCAAGGTGTTGATAGTGTTCTTAAGACTAACAAGGGTGGTGAGTTAATAGAATTTCCAGAGTTTCTTTCTGCATTTGTAAACCAAAGATTTAGAACTAGTAAACATGGAGAAATGGGAAATGTGTCAGTAGCTGCTGATAATTTACGAGTACCGAAAGATGTGGATATACCTGAAGCAGACCCTGAATCAATGTATAAGATTACGGCGTCCAGATTGGAAATGAAAAGGAAGAAAGAGGGAGATAAAATTATTGCCGACCTTCAATCTGAACCTAATGTTGATACACCTAAATCAAAAACATTTGATCAATTTCAACAAGATACACAATCTGCCGTAGCACAATCCGAAACATCAGTAGCACAAGCACAACAAGCACTTGCTGATGCCGAAACAGAAAGAGCACAAGCACAAAAAGAACTGGAAACAAATCCAGATGGAACTAGAACTTACTTACAGCATCAGGGACAAAAAAGAGCAAATAATCCAAAACTTAACGCAAGAATAGTGTCGGCCGACCAAAAAATACAAACTACAACTACAACTCTTGCCGATGTTCAGGCAAAAGCGGCACAAGCAAAAGAAAGATTAGCAGCACAATCCAAACCACAACAACCAGAGGCACAACAACAACCACAAACTCCACCACCAGAACCACAACAATCGCAACAACCACAAACTCCACCACCAGAACCACAACAATCGCAACAACCACAAACTCCACCACCAGAACCACAACAACCAGAGGCACAACAACAACAACCACAACCACAACCCCCAGAACAAAAAAGAAGAAAGAGGGAAAGAACTGATGCTGAAAAAGCAGATACAAGAGCAAGAATGGATGCTGCCGGTCAGGCACAAGGTCTCCCAAATTAACCAAATAAATACTTCTAACTGATATATTATGAATGTCTCATTTGGTGATATCAAAAAAGAATGAAGTTTATCTGTCATTGAATTGTAGTGAGGAACATATAAAATATGAATTGCGGGACGCATTTAAATTTGAAGTCCCCAATGCTAGATTTATGCCACAATATAGAAGTAAATATTGGAGCGGAGAAATTCACTTATTTGATATTAAAGATAATACAATATACGTTGGTCTTTTAGATCGCCTCATTCAATTCTGCAAAGATCATGAATATACTTATGAGTTTCGTAACAATAAGTATTATGGTCTTCCTTTTGAAGTAAATGAAAATATTTCAAAGGAAGGTGTAAAAGATTATATGACTTCTATTTGCAAGTATGCTCCCCGTGAATATCAAGTTGAGGGAGTATACGACGCTTTAAGACATAATCGCAAGTTATTGATATCTCCAACTGCTTCTGGAAAGTCGTTGATGATATATTCAATTGTCCGATACTACGTTGAGAAAGGACAAAATACTTTGATAGTCGTGCCGACGACATCCCTTGTAGAGCAGATGTATAAAGACTTTGCAGATTATGGGTGGGATGTGGGTTCATTTTGCCACAAAATATACGCTGGAAAGGAAAGGGAAACAAACTCACAAGTAATTATCACAACTTGGCAATCTATCTACAAACTTCCCAAACAATATTTCTCAAGATTTAATGTGGTTGTCGGAGACGAAGCACATCAGTTTAAGTCTAAATCATTAGTATCTATAATGACAAATCTTTGTAATGCAAAATATCGCTTCGGATTTACTGGAACATTAGACGGATCACAAACTCATAAGTGGGTTCTGGAAGGATTATTCGGACCTTCATATAAGATTATCAAAACAGATGAACTGATGCAGAAAGGTCATCTTGCCAAATTAGATATTAAGGTTCTTTTACTGAAGCATCCACCACATCGATTTGAGGTATTTGAGGATGAGATTCAGTATCTAATTAATCATCAAAAAAGAAATAACTTCATTAAAAATCTAACATTAGATCTAAAAGGAAATACACTTGTTCTTTTTGCCAGAGTAGAAGGGCACGGACAACCACTCTATGAATCAATAAATAATAATACCACTAATGATCGTAAAGTCTTCTTTATACACGGTGGAGTGAATACTGATGAAAGAGAATTAGTTAGAGAAATCACTGAAAGAGAAAATAATGCGATTATCGTGGCATCATACGGAACTTTCAGCACTGGAATTAACATTAAAAATCTACATAATGTGATTTTTGCCTCACCAAGTAAATCGAGAATACGAAATCTTCAATCAATTGGAAGAGTTTTAAGAAAAGGAGAAAATAAAGTAAAGGCAACCTTATATGATATTGCCGATGATATTAGTTATAAATCAAGAAAAAATTATACACTCAATCATCTTATTGAAAGAATTAAGATTTATTCCGAAGAAAACTTTAACTATGAGATTATCAACATACCTCTAAAAAACTAATGGAAAATGAGTTTTATTGTATTATTAAATTAGTCTCTTCTGAAGAAATATTGTCTCTTGTCTCTGTAGATGAGAATGATGGAGATCCTATTATAATATTACAAAATCCAGTAGTTGTGAAAATGCTTGATACTCCAACTCAAGAAACCTATGTTAAGATAAAACCCTGGATGGAAATTGCCGATGATGATGTCTTTTTTATTAAGTTAGATAAGGTAATTACCATGACCGAAACTAAAAATAAAAAAATGATTGATTTATATGATTATTATGTAAATAACTCTACCGAAAAATATCAACCAGGAGGTAAAGTTAAATTAGACTCAAATATGGGTTATATTAATTCAGTCAAGAATGCTCGAACTATGTTAGAAAAAATGTATAGGAATCATCAAAATCCCATATAAGACTTTAATTACTTTAAGCTTTCTTATACCCTACTCTCAAAAGGAACAAACCTATTCTACACATATTTTCGATACTTGTCAAGCCTTGTGAATCTTTCAAGAATGTGATAGAATAAACATAACTTATTAAAGATATATTTCATGCCTAAAAAGAACTCCGAACATTATGTGAATAATAGAGAGTTATTAGACGCTATTATTGTTTATCGTAATAAGGTAAAACAGGCTGCTCAAGAATATTATGAAAAATATGATGAGTATCCTCCAAAATCTAAATCATGGGAAGGAAAACCACTTATTCCAAATTATATTGGAGAATGTTTTCTTAAAATAGCAACTCACTTATCATATAAACCAAACTTTGTAAATTATATGTTCCGTGAAGATATGATTTCTGATGGAATAGAAAACTCGGTTCAGTATATTCATAATTTTGATCCAGAGAAATCTACCAATCCTTTTGCCTATTTTACTCAAATTATACATTATGCTTTTTTGAGAAGAATTCAAAAGGAGAAAAGACAACTGGAAATAAAAACAAAGATTATTGAAAAAACCGGATTTGATGAGGTTATGACTGTAGATGACGGATTGCTTTCGGGAAATAATTCAGAGTTTAATTCGATGAAAGATAACATTCAGTATAAAAACAACCGATGACTCGTATATCTTGCCTGACGGACACTCACTGGTCGGCCAGAAAATCCTCAAGACATCTTCACGATTATTTTGAGTTATTCTATAAGAATATTTTTTTTCCCACTTTAGAAGAACAGGGAATAGAAATCGTGATTCATATGGGAGATGCTTTTGATAATCGAAAAAGTATTGACTTTTGGGGATTAGACTGGACTCGAAGAGTTGTGTTGGAACCTCTTCGTAAGTATGAGGTTCATATGATTGTGGGTAATCATGATATATTTCTTCGTAATTCCACAGAAATAAATGCACCAGAACTTCTTCTGAAGGATTATCCAAATATTAAAACTTATAGTTCTCCAACAAACACAAAAGTTGGTGGAATTGATATGACTTTTATTCCATGGATCTGTAGTGAAAACTATGATGAGACTCTCAAACAAATTAAAAAATCCAAAGCAAAAGTTGCTTTCGGTCATTTAGAACTTCAAGGTTTTCGTGTCAATAAACATCTTGTAATGGAGGAACATGGACTGGACCCGAATATTTTTACAAAGTTCCAAAAGGTATTTTCTGGTCATTACCATACTCGTTCTGATGATGGACGCATTTTCTATCTTGGTAATACTTATGAAATGTACTGGACGGATGTAAATGATACTCGTGGATTTCATATTTTTGACACCGAAACTTTAGAGCACACTCCAATTAATAATCCTTATAAATTATTCTATAATATTTACTATGAGGACACACCACATCAAATGTTTGATGCCACGAAGTATGTGAATAAAATTGTTAAGGTGATTGTTCGTAAAAAATCAAAACCAAAAGAGTTTGATAAGTTCATTGATAAACTCTACAAGGTTGGCATTCAAGATTTAAAAATTGTTGAAAACTTTGAGATTCAAGAAAATGAAGAGTTTCAAATTAGTGAAGATGAAAATACCATTTCAATTTTAAATCGTTATATTGATGAATCTGAATGTAATTTTGACAAGAACGTAATCAAGAATATATTTCAAGATTTATATCAGCAATCTTGCGAAATCGAGTAAAATGTATCTTCTCACACTCAAAGATCGAAAAGATGATGGAGCATATGCCGTTCAAGACAGATATGGTGAGAAAGTTTTATTTTTATTCGAAGAAGAAGATGATGCCATTCGTTATGCTATAATGCTTGAACATGATGAAGATTATGAAAAAGAGATGGATGTGATCGAAGTTGATGATGAACTGGCAATAAAGACTTGTAAAATGCATAATTACAAGTATACTGTCATAACTCCTGATGATATTGTAATTCCTCCTAAAAATGATACTATTTCATAAAATTAGATATAAAAACTTTCTTTCATCTTCCAATCAATTTACAGAGATTGATTTTGAAAAAAATCAATCAAACATTATTGTTGGGGCAAATGGAAATGGAAAATGTGTTGGTATAAATACCAAAATAAAACTCCGAAATAAAAAAACAGGAGAAATAATTGAAACTACCATAGGAGATTTTTATGCCCTCCAAGAAAAGCAGACCGATTGAAGAAAAGATACTTGACTGTTTGGATAATAAAATAAAAACCTATAGTTATGATACTATAGATGTTTTTAAAGATACTATTCATAAAGTGTTTTTAATGGAACAAAAAATAATAAAAGAAAATAAAAATATTTCTTATGTGCCAAAACAAAAGTTTGAAGGATGGACCGAGTGCTTTTATGACAAACCTATCATCAACAGTTGATAGAAAATATATCAACTCAATAAAACTTGAAGACTGGGAGATTGAAACCGATACAGGATGGGAGGAAGTAACTCACA